CTGGTTCATAAACACCAGACCAGTTATGCATCTTCCAGATCTCGGTGCTTACACCAGCCCCTTCAACGATCTTCTTATATCGCTCAACCTCATAGTCGATGTTGTCATTATCAAGAACAAGATGATATGTAGCAACGACACAATCTGAGTTTGTCTTGGTCACATACTCTTGCATCTCATGTAGGTTTCTGATTACTTTACTAAAGTATGGGCTGTTCATCCATTTGGCATAGAGTTCTGCATTATAACCTACGATAGAGAACCGAAAGAAATCACAACCAGCATCAACAGTCTCTCTCATAAACCCATCAGACATACGCATACCGTTTGAGAACATGAATGCCTTGGCACCATACTTCTTCACGATCTTGATGTATTCTGGGAGATTACGGTTCAGCGTCACCTCACCAGATCCGTCTAGGTTTACCACATTCAGTCCTGCTTCTGCGCACTGAGCAACATTATCTTCAAACTCTGTAAGAGACATTTTCTTGAGCCAGTTCTTACCACGTGCTCCATGTGTGCCATCTGGATTTGTTTGTGGACACATCTGGCAAGTGTAGTTACACCCACCATTGATTTCTATGACCGCCCTATCAATCTTCATATAGTAAACTCAACTTTTTTCTCTGTTTTTCAGCCATGGATTTGGCTTCGATTATCTTGTTATCAATGTCATAAAAGAAACTGATCTCGTGCTGATCGGCTTTCCTTACCTTGTATTTGAGTGCCGCAGGTGTGTGAAACCCAGTGATGAAATCCTTTGTCAAAACGATCATAGGTTTGTTTAGGTTCTTGGCTATGTAGTGCCACATTCCTTCATAACAGATCACACACTCACAACTGGCAATATGGTAGAGAACTTCTCGGATAGGCGTTCTGTAATCAATGAACGTAACACTATAACCTTGTATCTCTAAGATCTTCTTTACTTGGTCCCATTCTTTCAGATTAAACGTTCTCTTGAAAGGTCTCGGTAACTCGCTGTTCAAAGCAGAATGCCATATAGTGATTTTTTTATCGACTGTAGGTATATCTATATCTCTAAATTGCCACTCATTTATTTTAATATTACTAGGTCTGTTGCTTCCTCTAATGACCTCTCCATACCTGTCGTTAAACCCAATAAACTTTTTATAATAGAGAGACCAATCTTCAGAGTTGAACTTATGGTCCATAGTAACATCTGTTGTATCGTTCCTATAGAAGTTTAGAAGATAGTCGGCTCTCTCTGGTAAGGTCTCTGGATCTTCAAAATGATGGTAGTAATCTTCTGGATAAAACCAGTGCACCTCAAGATGCACTGGCTTCTCTATTATATGGGATCTTAAATGGGCGACATTGTAGGCGAACATAATATCACCACAGCCTACTGTTGCCTTGGCTATGATCCTTTGTCGTTTGTTAACAGGATACCAGTTCTCCCTGATTCTTCGGTTTGTTATCAGATTTGGCTTTAATTTCATTCTGGATTCCTAAAATCGCATGGGCTAGATGAACCGCTTCATTATAGTGCTTCCTACGAGTATTACTTTTTCTGCCTTCTATTAGAAACCACATCAAGTTATCTATAGTACCTTGATGCCTCTCGTTTTCTGGAAAACGAAATGACTGTGTGATATCTTCCCAACGAGAACGGAAGCCAAGTGCCGTAAAAACATTATCCATATTTAGTCTCCTGTGATATGCTGATAAACGCTTTTCCAATCTTTGAAGAGAGGAAACTCCTTACAATCCATATTGTGACCATGCTCAATAAGCAGTGATTCAAGACCCATGTTTGCTCCAGTTTCAGCATTCTCTGGCTTGTCTTCAATCCAAGGTAAATAAGAGTTCTCATACTCACTCAGTTCATCATCTTTGTCTGCGCCAGTATCCAAGAACACAAACTTCTCAAAAGCTGTTTCACCAAAAAGTTTCTTGGTATTCGCAATACGAAGTTCTTGTGCTTGAGGATCATTTGATAGCGAAGTAATCATGTGAAAAACATAACCATGCTTACGGTGAAGCAAATCTACATAGTACATTGCATCACGAAGAGGTGGAAGAAATCCAATAGCTGCCGACTCATTAAACATACGGACATACTTTTTGCTTTCAGATTTCTCCATACCAAAACGTTTGCCAACATCATAGTCAGTCTTATTTATCTGTTCGAACCCTTTACGCTGCATCCAAGTAATGAATGCGTATTCCCAGTTCATTAGAACCCCATCACAGTCGGTGAGGATTAGTTTTTCTGCATGATTGTATTTCATTATATATCTTCTTTTTGTGTAATCTCAGCCAGTTTTTCTGCCTGATATGACTTCAATTTTAGTTTAGTACCTTTAGGCGTGGAGTCTTTGATTCGATGATCCTTCTCCAATGTACGTTCTTTCTGTTTACCTTTGTTTTTGTTTCGAGGATCGTAACGAGTGTATTTTGCCATTTTGGGGGTTGTGCCTTTTCACATTTGTTCCATTTATGATTCTATTATAAGCGTTTTGCGAGGGTTTGTCAAGCCCTAGTTAATACCTAGCATCTCTTTTGTCATGATGTATTCACGAACAAAGTCTGATCTGACGATATCCTTCCAAGTAAACTCTATGGTCTCAAACTTGGTGAGTTGCTCTAGGATGCTTAGAAACTGTATAACGCCGTGCTTGTCCCTGTCCTTTTCGAAATCTGATTGGTAGTAATCGCCACACATGACCACTCTACAGTTCTCTCCCACTCGTGTGATTACCGAGTCCAGTTCATGAAAGTTCAAGTTCTGCATCTCGTCCACGAGGACAATGCAGTTATCAAATGTGGTGCCACGAATGAAGGATGTGCTCATGAACTCGGCTTTGCCTTGCAAAACCAACTTCTGATAGGCATTGCCAGTATCCAGAATATCAGCGCAGATATCAACATAAGGAATGGTGTATGGAGACTCCTTTTCTTCTCTGCTTCCAGGCAGATATCCAATCTCACGTGTAGGTACAATAGAACGAACGATGATAACTTTCTCGAAGCTGGTTTCTTTATTTAAAACTTTTTCGAGAGCGAAATACATTCCAAGATATGTCTTACCTGTACCAGCAGATCCACTTAAAACAAGGTGATGGTCTTCTTCCCATGCATCCCTTGCTTTCTGTTGGTTGTCTGTCAGTGCTTCGAATTCGAACATATCACTCAACCGACAAGGCGAAGTGTTAAGAGTTTTGCTATTCATGTTTTAATCGTATTGCCTCTTCCAGAGTTCTTTTTAATCTGCTTTTTGAGATCGGTAAATCCATCAGGTACTTTCATACCACCCATTCTACCAGAGATGATCTTCGGAGTAGACAGTTTTTGAATCAGATTAGGGTTCTCTTTGAGTAAATCTTGCATCTCTGACCAAGTGCAGGTTACGTCAAACTCTTCCTTGGTTTTGATATCTCTCATTGTGTATTGGGGCATTGGTTTCCTCGTGTTAAAGCGTTTCCTTGACCTTACTATATAGCATCTCTTCCAACTCAAATGCTTCGATCTCCCAAGGGCGATCATCATAGGCAATCTCTTGCGTATTGTAGTGATCTTTACCCCATGCTACAGCATAAGAACCAGAGAGGCACCGCATCCGCCGTTGTGCATATTGAACAACGTGAACGAGTTCATGACACAGTGTCTGAATGAGTTCATCCATCTTGCTTGCTCCACCGTAGTTCAGTTCAATCGTGAAAAACTTAGGAGACCGAGAATCATCCTCAAGACCACAGTTACCAAGGGTGCCTGTTTCTTTGAGCAGATTTCGGTTTATCTCGATGGTGATTTCCAGAGACTCAGCAAGCCTCTCTGATACCAAAGATCCAAGCGTAATCGCAGTAGCCTTGGTGATCAAGGCTTTCTGCTTTTGGCTCAGTTTATATCCCTCAAACTCAAGCAAAGAGGGGCTGCATTTTTTTGAATACGACATTGAAGGCATTTACCTCATAGATCCAAGTGTCATAGAACTCATCGTCATCTGCGTACATATCATCAGCATTACCAGATGCATAACGATCCCAATGCTCACTAACATGCTTCATGCCTTTAAGCAAATCGCCGTCTATTTCTAGTACGTTTTTTGCTTCTTCAAAAGTCATCTCAGGCATCTGGTTGAAGTGTGGAATACGAAACATATGATTCTCTCTTTCTCTTGATTACACATATACAATAGCATTATACGCTCAGAAGGTCAAGAAAAAACTTTTGAAAAAAGATAAGCAAACTCAAGCACTTAGCATTTAGTTTAAAATTATTATTACTTTTTTTTAAGGATTGACGAATCGTGCGAATCACTATATAATAAGGTATCAGCCTTTAAGCACAGGGGGAACACAGTGGAATTTTTTATTAATGGTACTAGACGTGGATTGGGTAGGTATTGGATTGATCGATACCCAGAGAAGTGTGTCGCTACCATGGAAGATTGCGAGGTATTTATTAACAATAAACATGATGGATATCTACAAGTACATCGTCTATATCAGGCTGCAGAACAAGGTAAGAGAATCATTAACATTGGATCTGCTGGATCTGATTGGACTAAGGGGTATAAAGACAACTTCCGATATGGTCTTGAAAAGAAACAACTGAGAGATGCTAACGATGCATTGTTCTGGCAAAACGTGGACACAACCATTATCAACTTTGGCTATTTCGATACAGAGAGATCTGCACATAAGGATGTTCCAAAGATGAGTCTTGATTATGTCCACGATGTAATTATATGGGTACTAGATCAGCCCCATAGAGTTAAAGAGATTACGGTCACCCCCTAGCTGTTTTTACCTCTTGCATCTCAAATATCTGATCATCTAGGAACTTTTGCTTTTTGAGCACCTTATACATTCGGTCTGTCTTACCTTGCTTCTTATATCTTTCAGCATAATAACCGAGTTGCTTTGAATCTTTTTTTAGACGATCTATTTGGATTGATAGCATATATTTTTTATCCTTGATGGTTAATAGAAATGAAAAAGGGACGGGCCACAAAAGTGACACGCCCCAGAACTAAAAGTATTATCCTTTTTCCTAGTTGAACTCATATAAGACTTGGAAATACCTCCTTTACAAGTTTGGGTGTTAAGCCTGTTGCTAGGGTCTTGTCCTTATTGATCATCTTGACCACTAGCTTTGCATCTTCGGGATGAACTGATTCCAGTATCCCCAAGAAGATCTTTTCTCTTTTATAGGCTGGCATTTTAGTGCCTGGACCACCTGGGACAAAGAACTTCAACTGCTTGTGCTGCCTCTTCCAGTTGGAAGGTGCGTTGTGTTCTTCGCATGCGGTGTATGGTACATCTCCTTTTGGTAAGAGAAACTCAAGTGAGTCATCGAAGGTTCCTTTGAGAAGATCCTTCATTGCCCATTCGTCTTTATTTTCTAGTAGAATATCTTTCTTGGCGGCTCTTGTTTTAGCCTTGCTCACTGCTTCAAATATTTCATATATGTATTTCATTAAAAAAATTCCTCAACACTTTCTAACAATAATCTGCACCGTTTTTCCACAAGATAGGGAAAGATTTTACCCTTGTTGTGCCAACGGTCTTTTTGCTCTTCGAATGTATTTATAATCTCAGATCTCA